TTTCCCATTGACAATGACCGTGCCCGCCGTCACCGTCATCTGTCCGACTGCCTGCCCAGCCGCCGCGCCGGCTTTTCCTGTCGCTGATAAGCCCCGCACCCCAGCTTTCGCTTTTTGCAGCAGCCGAACAATTTTGTATAGGCCACCTGCTAACACGCCGCCCGCCAGCACCGAGCCAATGCCGTCAAACGCTAGGAACTTTTGCTTCAGCTGATCTAGAATATTCAGAGCAAGCTTGCCGACGTCTGAGATATCAAAGCCATCTTCCAGATATCCCTTGAATCTATCGATATCTTTCTTAACGCCTTGCACAAAGTCGCGGATACCCTCCCCGCCTTTGCCATCCATGATAGCGAGCTGCAAAGATTCCCAAGAGGACTTTAGCAATGTGACGTCGCCGGCTAGATTATCTAAGCGCCTCTCTGCCATACGTGCGGCTGCGCCATCCGCGGTGTTCATCGCCTGCGTGAGTTTTTGAAAATCTTCCTCCGGCGCGTTGATGAGTGCTTCAAAGCCGCTCAAGGCGTATGTTCCAGCTATCTTCTTGGCAAAATCCACCTTTTCAACATCGGACAATTTAGAAAATGCCGTGCGCAAATCCGTCATCGTCTGCATCCATGGTTTTATTGTTCCGTCACTGTTCTTGACTGAAAGGCCCAGTGCCTGCATAGCTTTAGCGGCTTCTTTGGGCGGTGCAGCGAGGCGCATCATGATTGACCGAAGACTAGTGCCGGCCTGTTCGCCCTTAATGCCTGCGTTTGCCATCAGACCAATGGCGACGCCGACATCTTCGATTTTGTATTTCAGCGTGCCTGCCAGCGGGGCAACGTACTTGAAGGTCTCACCCATCATGCTGACATTGGTATTTGAATTCGTCGCCGCCTGCGCTAAGACATCCGCGAAATGCCCCGAATCCGACGCCTTTAGTCCGAACGCCGTCAAGGCATCCGTCATGATATCCGAAACTCTGCCGAGTTCCTCACCGGACGCGGCAGCCAGATCCATAACGCCCTTGACACCTTGCAGCATCTCCGGCGTTTTCCATCCAGCCATCGCCATATATTCAAACGCTTTTCCGGCTTCGGTTGCAGGAAAGGACGTCGTCATGCCCATCTCTTTAGCTTTGTTCGACAATAGTTCCATGTCCGCAGCAGATGCCTGAGAAATAGCGCCGACTGCACTCATCTGCTTTTCAAAGTCTGCATAGGCTTTAACGGTGCTCAAGATACCCGCGCCGACGCCTGCCGCACCCAGCACCGGTAAAGGTAAGCCCGCCGCCATACCGCCCATGCCCGTTGCAAGGCTGCTAAGCCCTGTCTTTAACTTAGCTGCACCGGCTTCCATACGTGTGCGAATGGTCGCGGTATAGGGCTTTGAAACGAGCCCTGATAACTTGGCGCGCAAACTGCCGACCTTGCCGCTCACCTCATCTTGTGCGACGATTCTTGCACGGTAGCTGCCGCGTAACTTCTTCAAGCTGCTAGCAGCCTGATTCGCTTGTCCCGCGAGCTTTCCTGCCTGTGCGCCCGCGCTAGACGCTGCGCCTTCCATTTTGCCTAAGGAAGAAGACGCGCTGCTTGCGCCCGCTTTCAAACTATTTAGGCTCTTACCTGCCCTTTGTACGCCGCTTGTCATCTGGTCTTTTAAACGCAAGACGGCGGAAAGTACATAATCACTCACAAAGACGCATCCCCCTTCCTGCCACGGCGGCCTTGATCATCAACTTTACTTCTTCCATATGTCGCTTTTCTTCTGCTTCCATCGCTGTCAGTAAAAACAGTTTTTCAAGTGGCGACAGAGAAAAGAACGCCTGCGGCTGATATCCGCGGAGAACATAGAAAGCCGCCGTGCGGGCTTCCCAGTTCTCTTCGATTAGTTTTTTAGGTCTTCATGCAGCTTTGCGCGGATATCCTTCTTGTAGCCGGCAAGTTCCATGATCTTTGCGCTGATGCTCGAGACTTCGCCCGGCTCGAATAGCTTGTCGATGATATCCATCGGTTCCACGCACCCATATGCCTTCAGAAGATCTTTGTCTTTCAGGTCAGGCGAAACGACGCAGTTTAGAATAAAATAAGCGTCGGTATCCTCCACCTTTAGCGCCTCTGCGACTAGTGCGCGGCTAGGCAACTTGACTTCCATCGTTCCCGCGCTGGTTACAAGGTCAAAGTGCTTTTTCTTTCCCTCGCTGTGTGCTTCTTTCTGTGCAATCAGTTCTTCAATCGATACAGCCATCTTAAACCTCCATACAAAAAGCCCGCCACCCGGCGAGCCCTTCTACTGCATACTCACTTGTCGACTTCTTCAATATAGGCGACGTCCTCCGGCGTAAAGCCAAAGGGAAATTCCTTTTCTACGACTTGCCCCTTTTCAAACGTCATTAGTGTCAAATCCTTGAACCAGACGTTGTCGATGGTGATGCGCTCTTTCTGTGCATCCACCATATCCGGGTCAGCGAGCAGCGCGACGATGTTCGCGCGTGGATCATGTCCGTTCTTCCATTCTTCCAGATAGGTATTGATGTTGCGGTTGATGACCGCGCGAATCGTGATAGAGCCCTCGCCTGTCAGTGATGTGATCTTGCTGTCCTTTGAATTGCCGATGATGACATCCTCGCGGTCAGCCGTCACCTTTGCTTCAAATTTTGAGATTTCAAACAACAGCTTGCCATCCCACCAAACACGCCCATGGTTTCCATTCCAGCGGCGGCGCCCGCGATATTTCACGTCTTCGTAATCTCTAGCCATTTACCCTGCCTCCTTTCTCACATGACAAAATCGATCTTCAAATCTTCCATTGCATTGACCGGCGTTACGCGCCCCGCGAGGAAGACTTGCGTTCCCGTGTTGAACTCGCGAATCTGCTGTACCGTCATGTCATTGACAGAATCTGTACCATGCAAAAGGATATAGTTCTTTTGTGCAGCCTCGTCGATATCCACCATATTCTGCGCCGTCGGGCTGTTGTCAAGAACATTGCCCTTCAGCCCGTTGAAGTACACGTGCACGGCGGCAATGAAAAGCATCTTGTGGTTGTAGTCATTGATGACCTTGCCGACATAGTCGTTCTTGAATGTGTCGCGGATATCGTCCGTGATCATGTCGATCGCTTCCACAATCTTAATATAGCGGAAGTCCTGTCCGACATCCGTTGTAAAGGTGTGCAGCGAGTTGCAAGCGCGCGCAATCTTTACGCCGTTGCCGTCCAGTTCGTCGAACAAGCAGAGCTCACCATTATTGATGTGCGCGTCGATATCATCGTAGGTTTCGCAGTCCACCACTTCCGCCAGTTCGTAATACGTCGCTGAACGGTCAAGCGGCAAGCCTGCGAGAATCCCTGCAATGCGCGCCGTGTAATGCACGGCCGTGTATAGCTTAAACTGCGGGATGGACGAAGGAACTTTTGAGGCGTCGCCGCCTGCCGCGGTAAGTGCATCCTCGTAAGCGGGATTTTCCACGCGAATCTTATCTGTCGTGAGATTGATTACGCCCTTGTCATCGGCAGTCTTGACATTCGCGACAATCGCCTTAAACGTCTTGCGCTTGATGTTGCGCTGCGTCTTCACCCAAGTCGCTAAATCCTCTTGCTCTTGTGCTGTGCCCGTCGGATGGCAGATATAATTCCACTTCACATGCGCAATATCCCGAAGGATATCGTCTTGATTCAGCAAAGAATCCGCACCGCCTACATCTGTGCCGTCCTTCGGCAGTGTATACACCAAGACGCGAAGCGGCGACCCCAGTAATGCTTTCTTGATAAGATCGACGTTTTCCGGCGTAAGTCCCGTATCGGGAATATCTGTACTGTCGTTAACCTTAAAGAAGTTACTCTTATTCGCCTCCTCGTTCTTTAGAATCATCACAACAATGCCGCGTGCACTTCGCGCAATTGCCGTCGTGCTCTTGGTGCGGAAGTTAATCAGCACCTTTGGCAGACCAAAAACCTCAGCTTCGTTTGGCATATCATCACCCCTTAACTAAGTTGCCAGGAAAGCGCGAGGTCTTCCATTAGGTCGACCAACTCGCCCGGCGCAAAATCTGTGAAATCCAATGTGAATGTATAATGTAAAACCTCATCCACAATGCGAGAGGAGGTTTCAAGAATCGTGATATAGCGGTCACCGATTTGAAAGACCGGCAGCACCGCTTTGTCTAGTGCGTCTATTGCCGCGTACAGTTTGGCGCGTGAAATGCGGCCGCGGGCGTCCGGCAAGGGAACAAACTGAATCTCTAGTCTAAGCATACGATCGTAATACGTTGCATCGCACGGTGTCTTTCGTGCGCTGAGTTCGCAGTAGAGATAATCCTCATTTGCATCTGCGTTACTGTTGAAGAAGACGGGCACCTCCGGAAACACCTGACGCAGCTTTTCTGTCAGGGCGGATCGTATGTCTTTGCATGCAATCATCGCAATATCTCCCCTATTAAGCGCTCAATATCTTTGGCAAAATCCGGGCGGAAAGCTTCCATTGCATCGCGAAACATATACCGTCCCTTTACGACGCGCCCCGTATACTTTCCATGGGCTTTCACGCGGTGCCCGTATTCGACATGAGCGGCATACTCTGTATTATTGGCAACCGTTGCTTCCTCACTCGAAATACTGCCTAGGCGCCAACCGTTCCGTAAATAGCCCGTATCCACCGGCGTCAATGCCTTGGTACCCGTGATAAGAAACTCTGCCTCTTGCTGCAAGAACTGTCTCTTCTTTGCTGCAACGTTCGCGCCCCTAAGCTTTCTTTCCAGCGCCTCAAGTCCTGTGATTTCAAGCCCCATGAGCAGCCTCCCGCTTTCGCCAAACAGAAATTTCCTGATGTGTCGGGTATGGAAAGCGAGCCCCCGCAAAAAGTGTCAGCCGGACGCCTTCATGCTTGATATCGACGCGATCTCCCTCGCGGATATCGACGTCTAGATCCGTACACAAACGGAGGTTTTCTGTCACATCAACAGCCCTGTCTGTCTTGCTTAAGACAATATCTTTGCCATACTGTGACAACTTGCAGGGGATATCCAGAGCGACCGGTGCCTCCATCTCCTCATAATCATCGGATCCATCTTCTGCCCGGACGCGCTGCAGGCGGTAGACCGTTACTTTGTCCTTATAGAGCAGACGGTGCAGGATACTCTTCAAATTCAAGGGAACACCACCTTTCGATACAGATTCATCTTCCCGCGAATCGAAGAAAAGTTGAAGTCAGACAGCGTCCCTGCCGCACTTGATGCCGCTGTATTTGTGTCGAACTCAAATTCGGTATCATCCATACGGACACGCTTCAGCCCCTTTGTATCGTCCCTGTCCTGCGTGATACGCTGGACGAATAAATCGGCGCAGGTGTAGATAAGCGCGGCGGGGAAGTCGTCGCGGTGACAGTAATCTAATACATCCCCTACTAGCTTTTTCGCATAGAGGCGATAGATGGCATCGCGGTTATCCTCTGCCTCACCAAGAAGTAGTTTTGCCATCTGAACGATTCTTTTCACGGCTTCCTCTGATTCAATATACCTTTCCATAGCACGCCCCCTTCCGGGCATAAGAAAAGCACCTTGCCTTGACAAAGTGCTCTTTTGAATCTTTTCAATACAGGATATCTACGGTCATGGGGTCGGGCAGAATGCCGAGTTCATAGACTGTTTTCCCTTCCGCAATACAACGGTCGATCATAGCAATGACCTCTTCGTCTTCGCGCCCCCAGGCTAGCGGAATAGTAGGAAAACTTTCACCAAACTTTTTACGGTACGCCTTCAAGGCTTCCCTTAATTCCTTCGTCATGTCAATCCCCCCAAAATCTCAAGAAGTGCCTGATAGCTATTTGGCATATACCGCTTGATATATGCCAGTTCTTCGCCGCCGCATGTCACCGCACTTAGGATATTTGCCCAAGCTTCGCGCGCCGTGCCATAGATTCTACAAAGAGACTTTACCTTACTTTGGTTGCTTGCGTCGAAACCCATTGCCTTGTAGACATTTTTTAGCTGCTTTTCGAGCCTGAGTGTCTTTGCGTAATTGTACTCTCTGTTGTAGTAGGTATTCCCATGCCCCCAATTGACTGCCCCTTTTTCAAAAAGCGCAAAGAAACCATCCAGCGCGTCCTGCACACCTGCGCTTCCATCATGTGACTTGAAATCTTCAAGAACCTTTTTCGTGACCATTTTCTTGCAATATGCTTTATCC